TCCCACTTCAACACATTAATAAAGTAACTCTCTAAGACTGACATCAAATCAGGACCCCACCGTTTATAGGATAGCTCATGAAAGATGATTCCGGTACTAGTAATAGTTTCGGATCTTCTCTCATAGAGTGCCGATAAAGGGAAGGGTGACACATTCTCTCCATTAAAACGGATTTGTTTTGCAAACTCAAATCCGTTTGGAGATACATGTGACTTGGAATGTTGTATTTCAACACCCCACTCGGTCAGAAGCTTTTTATAGTTTCTAGCTAATGTATCGTTTGCAATAACGATATCATCACCTAGTAACATATATCTAGCCCTCTTCCATCGTAGGTTAGACATTTTACATGCCTTCCATACGATAAAGTGGTGTGCTAATGCAGTGGTATTGAATGAAGAGTACATTCCCATCGGATTACCAGTGTTATATTGAATTTTATAACCTTTGTAATCAAATGGGGTACCTACCATCAAATACTTCCATGCATCAGCATATTCTAACCCAAACCACACTCTTAATATTCGATGGTTAATATCAATTGGGAATCTATCAGTAAAGGCTTTTAAGTCTATACTATGATATGAATTTCCTATTGATTTCTCCAGAGAATAGAAGAGTTTCGTTTGGTCTGATGTGCAGTCCTGGTGAATACTTGAGAGTATCTTATAGAGAAAATTATGCAATGGCAACAAAGCCGCTTGCGAATAATAATCTCCTATAGCTACCTCTCTTGTTTTTCCTTCTTTATCATTAATTTTCGCAATCCGACGAGAAGTTGGCTCCCTAGTGATAGGGTTCCGATTATCGAAGAATTGAGGAATTTGTTGATAAAGTTGAGAAAACTTGAACATTAGGTTCATTAACTTCTCTCCACCCAGAATCTTAATTGACTCTGCTTGGTTAGGGGATAATGACATAAGATCCTTAAAACTAGTCCATAGGGCATGCCCATTTGGACCAGACTTAGAGGTCATATGAAACTCCTTAAATCTCACCGATTTAGGTGGTTTACCTATATGTCTAAGATTCACGCCTAAGTCTTTTAGAAATAGTGTAATATCTTTGTCTAACGATGAGGGAGTACCGATATAATCGGGCCCTTTCTCGATAGTTTCAAATGATATTTCGCTATCTAACTTGATCGATCTAGTAATATATAAGGCAGAGAAGATTAGCCTAATAAAAGGGTAACTTCTACTACTCTGTATATATTTGACCGGTCTCACTAAAACCTTAGGTAACCATAACTGGTCCCCTCTACTAAAATCTACAGGATCCATATTTAATATGATCTTTGTAAATTTTAATCGAAGGTCCTTAGTGTACCGGATAGCCTCGGTTTTACCTCGGCTATCTAATACCTTA